ATGCATCTAGTAGTGATTCCTTCTGTGAGCGGTGAACGAGACGATGCACAAATGTCAAAACTAGCAAGACAGTATAAAAGAACAAGTGGAAATGCTGATGTTATCATGAATGGAACATTCTTTAGAAACAAATAAAACCACCATTTCTGTCATTTATAAATAATATCATGAAGTCATTCAAACAATATCTTTTAGAGGTTGGGGAACAGCTAACTTTTGATTTTGATAAACCAAAAGAACCAGTATATACTGGAACCGCATATTCTCCAGAAACATTAGATGACAGAGAATTTGATAAACAAATGTATCGTCCCAAGCCTAAACCAAAACCTACACCAAACCCAAAGACAATTAAAGGCAAATGAAAACATTTTCATCATATATCAACGAAGCATTAACTCTTCAATACCACGATGAGTTAAATCCTATTTTCTGGGAGAACGATAAACTAAAACCAGAGATTAGAAATCATTTACTATACATTGCAAAGTTCTGGCAAGATTTTGCAAAAATACCAAACAGTATAATAGAAGATATAATTTTAGTTGGTGGTAATGCAAATTATAATTACACCGAACATTCTGATCTAGACATTCACTTTGTAATTCATAAAGATCAAATGGAAGCTGCGCCTGAGTTCGTTGATGAGTATTTAAAAGATAAGAAAGAACTCTGGTCGAAGATTCATGATGTCAAAGTAAAAGGTCATGATGTTGAACTATATGCTCAAGATGTCAATGACCCATATCAAAAAGATCAAGGGGTGTATAGTTTAAAGAACGATAATTGGTTGGTACATCCCCATCATGTTCGTGTAGATTATGATAATCCACACCTCCTTCACAAGATAGATCACCTTAAACATAGAATTGATGATTTAATTTCTGGTGGAGCAAATGAGTTTTCTTTCAAGACACTCAAAGATAAAATTAAAAACATGAGAGTGGCAGGACTCAAAAAGTCAGGCGAGTTCTCTTATGAAAATTTAGTATTCAAAGAGTTGCGTAATTCTGGTTATCTTGATAGAATGAATGATCATATGGATCAGATGAAAGACGCATCGTTGTCTTTGAATGAGTATAAACTTACATATAGAAAACCATCAAGTTTAGGAAAGAAAGTGGCCGCGGCCGGTCTAGGACTAGCGGCTACTGTTGGTACATTTATGGGAGCAAAGACATTAGGAACATCACTAGGAACTGCCTTAAATAGAACACCTCCAGTTCAAACTCAAGTCGCACAAGCACCAACAGTACATCCAAGAAACACAAACCCACTTGGTCAAGTTCAGACTCAGGTGACACATACACCAGATGCAAAACCAAAACCAACAACTTCAACTCCATCTGGTATTACTGTTCCCCATGATCTTATCACACAGCATTTAGGAATTGATGCTGATACATGGGATGTTTATCGTGGATCATTATCACACATCGAATCTGGTGGAGATTATAGTGTTGCCGGTGGGGCAGGAAACCATTACGATGGTAGATATCAATTAGGTCGTGATGCAAAGACAGATGCTGCAAAGGTTATAGGTGTCGATGATCCGGGTCATCATACTTCTGCGAGAAAACAATTTAGAGCAAATCCACAAATGCAAGAAGATATGTTAGCAGGATTTACTATTGCCAATCACAGAGTTTTAACAAAACTAAGTCCTCAATATAGAAATCTTCCAAAACATAAACAACTAGAAGTATTAGCATATAGTCATAATCAGGGCGCCGGTGGCGGAAAGAAATGGTTAGAGACTGGCGCCGTTGGTAAAGATGCTTTTGGCACCAGTGGTACTAAATATTCAGATAAACTTAAAGATGATCTAAAAGCACATATGAAATCACAAACGACAATAAAAGAATCTCATGGTTGGCAAGAATATAATTGGAAATTTGGCGAAAATAGAAAAGCAGCAAAAGATGTTTTGAAGAAACTCAGAAAAAGATTTAATCTTCCTGAAACTTTGCCTGGAGATGAGTAATGCTGAGATCCGATCAAGTAGATAGAGAAATATTACTAGGTCATCTTAGTAGAGGAATATGTAAAGTTTTTTTCAGAAAAGCAACTAATGGTAGGTATCGAACAATGTATTGTTCTCTAAATGAAAAAACACTACCGAGAAAAATAAGAAAATCATTACCAAAAATATTTTCTTTTAATTCAAGAACACTTGAACTGATACCAATCTATGATATAATTGAAGGTGAATGGAAGAGTTTCTACATACCTAATGTTTTGTATTTTTATACACCAGAAGATTTGATTGAATCTGAACATGAATATGAAAGAATAAAAGAATTTATAACATGAATATTATTATAACAAAAGATGAAAATTATTTGAATGACGGAATAAAAATTGTATGTGAAGTGTATGATACTACAATCAATCCATCTATTTCTTTTAGAAAAGATGAATCTGGAAAAATCGGAATTCATCTTTCTAATTGGTCGTCGCCCGAGAGTGTTGATGTTTACGACGATGACGCTATTTTAGAATTACTTGAATCTCTTAATACTGCTAATGATTTGTTGAAGCAGATCAAAACTGATATGTTAAATAATCAGGGAAATCTCTTTCAAGAAAGTGAAAATGTTCGGGAGAAATAAACAAAACGCACATGACAACGATGATTATATCATCGAACTCATTGAACTGGCCACCCAGGCAGTGTATACTTATGAGCAGTATCTTCTAGACAAGACAGATAGAAAGACTCTCGCAAAGAAGATGAAGGCTCTCCAACTCCATATCGAAACTCATATGGGCGGAAAGAACAGTGGAAAAAAATCTAATGGAAATGAAACTTGATTATTCTGATGTATTGATTCGTCCAAAGCGTTCTAAGTTGACATCCCGTGCAGAAGTAGATCTAACTAGAACTTTTACATTTTTGCATAGTAAAAGAAATTGGACTGGAGTTCCGATTGTGGCTGCCAACATGGATACAATTGGTGTCCCCAAGATGGCAAATGCATTTAGTCCATATAGTGCAATTACTTGTATGCACAAGTTCATCAGCAAGGACGAATATGATCAAATTCTAAATAAAGAATATATCGCGTTGACTTGCGGACTTGACGAGGCAAGTAGGGAAAATCTACAAGAGTTTTATAATGAAAATATTCCGTTTATCTGTTTGGATGTAGCAAATGGATACACGGAAGTGTTTGTCGATCTAGTAAAGGAAACAAGACAAAAATGGAAGAATGCAATAATCATAGCAGGGAATGTAGTAACGGCGGAAATGACAGAAGCACTACTCCTGTCAGGCGCGGATATAGTCAAGGTTGGAATCGGCCCCGGAAGCGTATGCACAACACGCAAGATGACCGGGGTGGGATATCCTCAACTCTCAGCAGTGATGGAGTGTGCCGACGCAGCACACGGTCTGGGAGGTCATATCATGGCGGATGGTGGGTGCACCTGTCCCGGTGATATCGCAAAGTCCTTCGGAGGCGGCGCAGACTTCGTTATGCTCGGTGGTATGCTTTCCGGCACCGATGAGTCTGAAGGAACACCAGTATATTCAAATGGTGTTCTAACACACAAAACTTTTTATGGCATGTCGTCGGAGTTTGCCATGAAGAAGCATTTCGGCGGGATAGCATCTCACCGGGCTAGCGAAGGAAAATTAGTTCAGGTAGATTACAAGGGAAGTGTTAATAATGTCCTGAACGAAATTCTAGGTGGGTTACGATCTGCATGTACCTATGTTGGTGCAAGTAGACTTAAGCATCTACCAAAGTGTACTACATTTGTTAGAGTGAATAATCAAATCAATAATATTTTTGGAGCATGAAATGAATAAATCAGGAAGAGTCGTAAAGCGTAAGCACCGTAAGAAAATTATCAAGAACCGTAACAAGGCAATTGAAATGCGTAAGGACGCAAAGAAGAAGACCAGGGAAATGTGGGAGAAGACTGGGGTTATCCCTCCTGCGTTTGTATGAATATCTTCGTACTTGATAACAGTCCAATAGTCGCGGCTCAATCGCTATGTGACAAGCATGTAGTAAAGATGATTCTTGAGAGTGCTCAACTACTCTCAACTACCCATCGTTATCTTGATGGTTATTATTCTACCAAACTAACAAAGTCTGGTAGAAAGTATACTACATATCGTCACAACAATCCAATCATCGATGGGTTTCTATATCAATCAACAATGATTAATCATCCTTGTACAATTTGGACTAGAGAGACTAATTCAAACTATGATTGGTTAGCATCTCATGCCGTAGAGATGTGTAGTGAATATACTTATCGATATGGCAAGGTTCATACATCAAGCAATCTACTTACATGGTTGCAGAAGAATAGACCTGTAAATCTTACAAACGGTCCACTTACGCCATTTGCTCAGGCAATGCCAGACATTTACAAGCACGAAGATGCTGTAATGGCATATCGTGCCTATTATATTGGTGCAAAGGCACGTTTTGCCAAGTGGAAGAATAATAAGATTCCAGAGTGGTGGACATTGACAAAATCCGCGAATCTGCTATAATTAAAGCATAAGAAAGTAATGGAGTTAAATATGTATCATCTTTAACATAAGTTATTAACTGGTCTACATTGAACCTATCAATGTGTATATTAAGGGGTTGGCACGGTGTCCCTAACATGTGTTGTGCATCTGTGGTTAAGGTTCAACAGATCATAAAAATAAACCTTGGCGTAAGCGGCATCGCCAACCGCATTTTGCCCCCTTAGCTCAGCTGGTAGAGCAGTTGACTTTTAATCAATAGGTCGTAGGTTCGATCCCTACAGGAGGCATTGAGAAGAACAATCTTAAGAAAGTTCTTCTCAGAGTATTGACAGAATGGAAACAATCTGCTACAATACTTGCATAGTAATCGGGACTCAGACACTCGGAATCCCCGGTTTAGATTGAAGAGTGTATTTAGGAAAGTGAATTTTATCGTTATGCGTAACAACAATCTTAGTAAGAAGCGTCAGGTCATTAATCATCTCGCCCGTGGATGGGGTATTTGCCCCCGTGAAGCGGCAGAAAAGTACGGTGTGGGTAACCTCCGTGCCACCATCAGCAACATCCGCGAGATGGTCGAAAAGTACGGCAACTGGGAAATCGTGACTGACTCCAGTGGTCGCTACTTCATGCGAGACACCCATCCGGGTGAGCGTACCTACGGTTTCCGCCGTGACGGCTCGCGGTTTCAGATCGCCTGATACCAACAACTGAGTGATTCGACGGGGCCAGATTCGAAAGGGTCTGGCCCCGTTTCTTTCGGGAACTTTCAATGGAAGAAACTTTAAAAGATTACATATCATGGCCACAATTTATAGGTGTTATGTTTTTCTACACTTTTGTTATAGTTGGTTTGATTGTGATTTTTAGAAGAAAGGACGAAGAATAATGTTTCGATTCTACATTGACATTCCTCTAAACATGACGGAGCAGGATGCCATCAATAAGTGCCAAGAGCTAATTTCTTTGCTTGAGGCATTTAAGGATAGCGTTCCTGAACTTGGATATCGCCTAGGTCACGACGATGACCGGCAAAAGTCCAATTACCTTGTCAAGACCGTTAATGGTCATGTGACTCAAAAGAAATGTAAACTTTCCTTTGAATCACCTGTTGACAATTCGACAGAATAGTTTACAATACTCACACGCGCCGAGGGCGGACAGCTTCGCAGGGCCGCTTATAACGGCCTAAAACTGGGGCAGCACCAGGTCGGCGCATTATGGAAACAAAACCTTTGAAGTCAGCAGAAATCGAAACTATGCTTAATGGCGAAACTAATATGCCAGTCTATGTTGTTAACTTTTACGAAGATGATATTATCGTAAATGCCAAGACATTCTTCTCATACCGTCTGGCAGAAGATTCAGTCAAGAATTGGTATGATGGAAAGGCCATCTAATGGCAAAGCGTAAGATTGACGAAATCGATCTGATGATGGAGCAACAGGCAAATGCAATCGCTCGTCATCGTCAGTTGGCATGCCGTCCTGTTGGTATGGGTAAAGTCATTACCAAGCAGCGTAAGATGCACAAGGACGGGGCCGCAAGAATTGAGTGCAAGACAATCAAGGAAAGATACGAACGGAGTTTCGTATGAGTTTTGAAAATCCTGCATTGAATCGTGAAGAAGAACTTTTGATCGATGATCTCTCTAAAAGAGCTATGACTGAATTGACTCTTGGAGAGAAAGAAGTGAGTGTTCTTCTCAATAAGGCAATTGATACAATTAAAACAATGGCCCGTGAACGAGCATATTGGCAATTCAAGGCAGAATGCTACAAGAAAGATATCACAAAGCTTTCAACAGAACAAGCACTTGAGAAGATGACCAGACTGGATGAAGATATGGGACTACTTTAAGGAGGTATTATGAGTCGCAAAGGAACACATACAAAGTTTGGGCGCCGTCGTAAGATGGGTTCAAAGAAGCGTCGTGCAATGAAACTCGCTCGGATGAAGTGAATTCGATTATAAATATCCTTTGAGGTACTTTATGAAAACACTCAGAGGACTTTTAGAATCGTTGGTCAAATCAGGTGCTTGGGGATCTTTACAGGAAAGTTCTGCAAAGACTTTTAGACAAGCAAAGATGCACCAAAAGGGCATGAAATCAGAAAACGAAAGAATGTCCATTGCTGTCGGTGAAAGAATAAGACAAGGCCAGGCTGCAAAGAAACGGGATGCCGCAAGAAAAGAGGCAGCAGACAAAAAGACTGCTGGTAAAGTTGCGGCAAAGAAACAAGAGGAGCACGCCAAACGATATGAGGGAGAAGTTGAAACTCTCAAAGGTCTAAAAGACGGACAAGTTGCCTCAGTAGTAGTTAGAACCCAAGAAGGACAACCCGGTGAAGAACACCATGTTGTTCGGCATCAGGGTTCTTTCTTCTTAGTAGGACCAAAGGGCAATACTAGAGAAATTTCAGGAAACTTTGGTGGTGTCGCAAAGGGAGCAATCAATGTAACCAATGTGGCAAAAGGCAGAGGAAATGCTAGAGTAATTGCTCAGATCGAAGCAGGAAAACAGGGCGGAGTTATTAAAAGAGACTTGAATTATACCATGAGTGGTGGTAGAATTAAGATTCACAAGAGAGACTAAGGGGGCCTAATCGGATTCGATATTCTAGACAAATGTAAAAGAGCATGACGAAGATGGTTGATGGCTTCGTTAAAAACAACCAAACCACAAATGCCAATACTAGAGCATTTGCAATGGCTGCTTGAGAAACAGTCGATCCTTAATTCACTAGGACCGTCAAGAGGGTACAGGAAGTGACTCAGATAATTCCTGACTTCTCAAAATCTGATAGAATCGTTAAAACTAATTGACTTAGGAAACGATTTAAAAAATAAAAGTCAAGACAATTCGTAAGTTTGTTTCTTACCTTACGAAATTGTTTATGAAAAGAAACTAATCATGTAGTGCTTATACATAAGTATAGGGTACACGGGGGTTCGACTCCCCCGGCCTCCATTATAAAGGATGTTTTTATGAGCAATGAATATATTCATGTAAAGAAAGTGATTGATGGTAGATGTGTTGATCTTCTGTTTACAGAAGATGAATTCATTGAAGCATCATCCCGTGCAATTGATATCAAAAATTCTAATTGCTTAGAAGATGTAACTGGTCAATGTTGGCCGGTAGATAAACCACCAAAGTGTTCGCTTTGGGATCGTATTATGGGTCGTTGTTGCCAGTGTGAAAATTAAGGAGATAATATGGCTAATATTGTTATTACTCGTCTTGTTAGTGGTGAAGAAATTATTGCGAATGTTACTGAGGGAGAAGGTACTCTCACTCTAAAGGATCCGGCAGTTCTTCTGCCCACCCCCGAAGGTAAGCTCATGTTTGCGAAGTGGCTACCATATGCCGATATTGAAGATGGAATTACTGTAGATACCAAGCATGTTCTTTTTACAGTTCCTGCACAGAAGGAACTTGAAGAACACTACAGCACCGTCATCGTTGGTGGTCTTTTTGTGCCACCCGCCAAGAGCATTATCAATCCGGCAGATCTGAAACTTAGCGTTTAATAATTTAAACGGACTTGATTATGGACATGGTATCTAGTATACTATGTCCATAATCGTTTCCGTAGCTCAGTTGGATAGAGCAGCCGCCTTCTAAGCGGCAGGTCATTGGTTCGAACCCAATCGGAAACGCTTCAATATGATTCTCGACTTCAATGATATTCTTCGTGATGTGAAGCCTATTTGTCTTGGTCTTCAACGACAAAAGAAGCATGTAAGTTTAATCTACCACAAGAGCAAACTTGTCTCTGTTGGTACAAATGTTTTTAAAACTCACCCATTGGCAAATAAGTATGGATATGTCATTGGGTGTGTCCATTCCGAACTAGATGCCTTCAACAAACTTCCAAAGAAGTACAAGAAGGATCTTCGTAAACTCAAACTGGTTAATATCCGTATGAATCGATTTGAGGAACTTCGTAACTCCAAACCATGCAAGCATTGTTTGCCTTGGTGCATTGAAATGTTTGATGAGATTTGGTATACTACGGATATTGGTTTTGAACTACTCTCTGATTATGAAAGGAAACTCTATGAGTAAAATTAGGATTTTGAATCTATTGGCGTGTCTTGGACTTGGTGTTGGTTGTGGTGCATTTCTTGGAAATAATGAGGATGCTGTGTTTATATGCCTTGTGTTTTCTTGTCTGATGAATACTTGGGCATTTATTCTTCTACCACATGAACTCTATGTGACTAAGAAGGAATTGATGGACGAGATGGCTTATTGTAAGCTAGACACTGATACTCTTTTCAATCGTTACTACGATGTTAAAGAGCAAATGGAAAATGTTAATGATCGAGTGAAAAAGATTACTTATGAACTGCCGAAGAGCAATAAGGTTAAGTCGGTTCGTAAGGTTTAAAATATCTTACCAGACTTCGGATTAATTGATATAGTTTTTGATATGTCGTTTAAAAGTCTAACAACAATCTCGTCGGAAGATGGAGTCGCCGGCACCACTTCACTTGGAATTATATTCCTATTGGAAGCGTCCACGCATTCATTGTTTTCCGTAAATTTTGTTTTAAGATTTCCACTAACACGCAATAGACACTGAGACTTTGTTTGGTTATTGTAACAAATATCTCCAACTGTACATGACCCTATTGTAGTATCATTTACATTAATATCTGAAGACGCAACATTTGGTGCAACTTTTATTTTAAGTTGCACCAATGTTTTTATTCCAACTCTATTTTCTTCTGTCAATTCACCTTTAATTTTTATTATTTCTTTACCTTCAGAGTCTATTGTTATTTCTTCTATCTCATATGAAGACTCTTCTCCTTGTAGTAAAATATAATCTCCAACACTAGCGCCCATGTAGGTGAATGATGTTTTTGTATTTTGTCCAAATGTATTTATTATAAAAGTAGAAGTACTATCACTACTCACTGGAGTTGAAGTAAATTCAAAGATGGGAGTTTGATTGAATTGTTTTTTAGAATAAAGACTTATGTTTTCATCTTTATTTGTAATTGATACTACAGAACTTATAATAATAAGATTTTCTTTTTCAGTTAGAGTATATGTTCCAGATAGATCATACTTTTTATTATTTTTTTCATTATATAATTCTGCATTAGAAACCGTGAAAGATGCTCCTATTGGAACATTTTTCCAAAACTTTATGAATTCATTTTCCGTTGAAGAAGTATTTTTCCAGTCGGAGAAATCAAAAAACGCTCCAGTTTCTCCACTATTAAAAATTATGTTTGGAGTAGCAACTAATCCAGAAACTGTGCTGACTTTATTTGTTAATGATTTTTTATATTCAAGTCCATAAAATAAACTAACTCTAGCAGTTACTAAATTTGAATTTGGTTTAGCACTACTTTTTACTGTGCTTACTTTTACTGATTTTTTACGATTTCCTGGGTTCATGAAGCAATGAAGTTAATTGTTCCATTTCCGGTAGAAGATCTTACATATATTGATGTTAATGCACCAGTTTCTATAAATAAAGACTCTCCTGGCTCTAATGGATATCCTTCAGTAGATCTGGTTAATAGCGTTGATCCACCAACAAATATAGTAGTAGTGTTGTTTAATGCAGATTTAATATGAACACCCGAAACTAATCTATTTGTAAGTGTTGATAACTGAGATGCAGCAATTGTAGAAAGTTTAGAACCACTATAAACAGTAGATGGTTTAGTGCTATCTACTATTTTTACTTGTATAGTTCCATTTCCTAATTTTTCATTTATACTCGATACTGGATTTGTATTTGTTTTAATGTTATTTAAAACTGTATAAATTGAACCTGTTGCTCCTAAGTATGGAATCAATGAAGATAGATCTACATCTATATTATTTTCAACAGTTACTGGTAATGCTTCTGTTGCAGTTACTTCTATACTTCCATCTGCGGCCGCGCCCTGAACTATTATAGGGTAGTCTGAAGTGACACCAGTACCCATAATCATTAGTCCACCGCCATAATTTGCAACTCCTACCGTTGCTCCTATGCTTACACTAAAGGTAAATCCTGCATTAGTTACTGCTACTTTAAGTGCATCACCAGAAACGCCAAGAGTTGTGCCGTCTGAAGAATATATTTTTGATGAAAGTTTAAGATCGCCGTCGTGGCCATATACTCGTATGCTGTCTGTAGATTCAGTTAAGTTAATACTACCACTAATACCAACATTTCCATATACAGATACAGAATCAGTGCTATAATTTAATCTTCTTCCTCCGGTTATTCCTATTGCTGTTGCTCCAGAAATACCAAACATACCAAATTCTGTGGTTCTTAAACCTACAGTACCAGTAACACCAACTAAAATTCCATTAGTTATACCTTGTATTGTTCCGCTTATTCCTACTGGAATTGTTGAGAATGTAGTTCCTGCTATTTTAAGGAATGCACTTTCTGCCGATAACCCTACAGTGAATATTCCTCTTCCTGCAACGCTACCAGTAATTCCAATATTAGTTCCAGTCCAACCATAGATGCTTATGGGTAAAGGAGTAGATGTTGTTACTCTAGTCGTTGTACTGTCGTCGCCATACGCAATTTTATTTATTGGAACGTGTGACTGTGTAAAACCAGTACCACTGGTTCCCCAGTCTGTTGCTAGATACGCATCTCCGGTAGCAGTGGTAACTAAAATATTATCTAATGTGTATGGCATCCTTGATTCCTTCTAGAAGCTATGTATAATGGTAATATACATAGAAAGATAACATATGTTCATTGAATTAACCAAAGAAGACTTTTCTAAGAAAGTCGAAAATAGAGTAAAAGAAAAAGAATGCTCCTACATGGACGCGATAATTTATATTTTGGAGGAAAACTCTATTGATATAACAGTGTCCCCTAAACTATTATCACAACCAATAGTTGAGAAATTACAGGAAGAGGGACAGAAGTTAAATCTTTTACCAAGAAAAAAGAACTCATTACCTTTTGCTTGAACGGCATATGGTAGTGTGGTATACTTGTCTTGTCAGTGGTGGGGAGTTCCCACCGGTCAGTTTTAGTCCGAAGGAGATCTTCGGGAAGGAGAGTTTATGAGCTCATTTAGCGATTTTAAGAAGAAGTCAAAGACCAGCATTGATGTTCTGGTCAAGAAGTTTGCAGAAGAAGAAGGCGGCAAGAAGGATTACAAGGACGAGCGTTTCTGGCGTCCTACTCTGGATAAGGCAAAGAACGGTTTTGCTGTTATTCGATTCCTCCCAACAGTAGACGGTGAGGACATTCCGTGGGTAAAGCTTTATTCTCACGCATTTCAAGGTCCAGGTGGTTGGTATATTGAGAATTCACTCACCACTCTTGGAAAGCAAGATCCTGTTTCAGAAATGAACAGCCTACTCTGGAAGAGTGGCATGGATAGCGATAAGGATCTCGCTCGTCAGCGTAAGCGCAAGTTGAACTACATCTCCAACATTCTGGTTGTCAGTGATCCTGCCAATCCTCAGAATGAAGGAAAGGTCTTCCTGTTCAAGTACGGACAAAAGATCTTTGAAAAGGTTCAGGAGGCAATGCAACCTGAATTCAAGGACGAAGATCCAATCGATCCGTTTAATTTCTGGACTGGAGCAAACTTCAAGCTCAAGGTTCGTAATGTTGGTGGATATGTCAACTACGACAAGTCTGAGTTTGATTCACCATCACCACTCGTCGGTGGAGATGACGCGCAGTTGGAGAAGATTTGGCGTTCTCAGCACTCATTGAAGGAACACACCGATCCTTCAAACTTCAAGACCTACGAGGAACTGAAGACAAAGCTTGAGAGTGTACTCAAGGGTGATATTCGTGGTAAGGCCCCAATGGGTCAGCGAACGGCAGAAGATGTTGATGAAGAAGAACTCGCTGAAAAGCAGTGGGGTGGAACTCCAAAGACGAAGAAGCCTCCAGTTGAGGATGAGGTGGATGACTCAACTGATGCTCTTGAATATTTCAAGAAGCTCGCAGACGACTAACCCCACGAGAGATAGCATCTCTCGTCCGACACCCCCGCCAGCTGCAGCTGGATCACGGGGGTGTTTCTTTTTACATATGTTGAGTTCTCCACACCGGCATTACACCAATTGCAGTTCGTTTGAACGATTCTATTATTAGAGATTTATTATCTGTTTTTATACTTGCTGGCCTTGCTGTACTTTTTCTTTTACCTTTATCTGGAGTTATATCTCCTCCTGCATTTTTTAATTCACTAATCATATCCTTTGTATCGTTATTTTTATTTGTCTCTAAAGCTTTATCTGAAGTTAATTCTTTCTTTTTAGTCACATTATCTTCTATTGCTTTTGAAACTTTATCATTTGAACCTGCTTTAATTTCAGCAGGAGCTTCTCCTCTTAGGGACGCAGCTGGATTTGAAGATATAGCAGAACCTGAATCCTTTTGTGGTATTACTTGAAAACTTTCAGTTCCTCTTTCCCCTACAACAATTGGGGTTGTACTACTAACAATACCTTCGCCGCCGCCTGCAAACGCAGGAACAACTATTTTGTTTTCTTTATTGTATGTTATAGTCTTTGCTTGTACTCTATTTACCGTTCTTTGATTTAATTCATTGAATGTTAGTCTTTTAATATCTTGTAGGGTTTCACCTTTAGACTTGTCTATGGTAATATATTGTTCTTTATTTGTGAAAGAATAATTGGGATCATCTAATTGTGTTATATTGTGTTTGAAAATTTTATTTTCAGTTTGTTTATTAAGTTCAATATTTTTTGTATTAAAGATATTAGTTTGATCGTTGTTTACTAAAGTATTAGAAGGCTCATTCTTTAGCAACACTGTTTTATTTGTAATATTTTCTGTATTAATACTTTTTTCTATTTTATTCTCAATACTGACGGTTCCATCTTCGTTTCTAGTTAAACTTGAAATGTTGTTATTTATTAATTCTTTGAAGATATTTTCAGATGGATTTATAGATGTATAGTTGTTTTCATTTGAAGTAATATTACTATTAGTGTCTCTCACAATAGATCGTGAATCCTGTCTTGATAAGACAGTACTATTACTGTAGTAATTGTTTGTTTTATTTTTATTTAAGTTATTTTGTGTATTTTTAATGTAGTAATTGCCAGTGTTTGTATAAAAACTATAAGGAGTATCGAATATAAAATTCATACTTTCTACTGGTTTTTTACTTTTTTCTTTTTTCTTTTTTTGTGCTTGCGTTAATGTAAAATTATTATTAAATTGTAAATTATTAGATGGATTTACTATTTTATTAATATTAAGTGGAGTTATATTTCTAATAAAAGTAGAATTTAATATCTGATCTACTGGTTTATTTTTTTTTAATTTAACATCATATGTGTTTGTGTTATTATTAAATACAACAACTTTTTTGTATTCGTTTACTGTATTTCCATTTGCACCTTCTACTTTTACATTAATATTGATTTCTTTGTTAGAACCAAATCCTGTCTTATTATTATTTAACTGAAGTTCATCTATAGGAGGAGATTTTATTGCTATATCTTCTTCGGTGAATCTAGATAAATTATTTAAATTAATAGAGCTAGAAAATATGTTCAAAAACTGTTCTTTTAATTTTTCTATGTCTTTTGATTCTTTCATCTAAATTTACCCTTTCTTGAAAGCGCATTTATCATATTTTGTTCGTTAGCAATTTTATTATTTTCACTTTCGATTTCTTGCCTCAGTAACTCTAAATATATGTCTCTTTCCCAAGGTATCATTGATTCAAATTCATTTAAACTGTAGTGATAATGGTGTACTAGTTTAAAATTAATATTAAAGAAAGAATTTAATGTTATGTGACTGAGGCTAACCCGAAAAAATCCTTAATCCCCCTTAAAACTATTGATCTATTTTCTCCATCGGATGTTTTATAATTTACAGTTTTTTCTAGTTTAGGCATAGTAGCAAAAAAATCAATTATCTTGTCAAACTGTTGTTTTGTCATATTATCAACAAATTGTTTTAATTCATTTTTTTCTATACTTGAACAATCAATTTTTTCTTCTTTAGTTTCTATGTAATCTATACAATTTATTGCAAGTTCGTAGAAATCCATTAATTCCATAGATTCTATATTATTTTCTAAAAATATTGAAATAGATGGATATTTCATTCCTATGACTATATCATCTGATAACTTTATTTTATTGCTATGATTTTTATCCTCTACAATTTTTATTTCTTGTAGATTTATTTTAAGTTGAATTTCTTCTGAAGTTACCGGACAAATTAAAATAGGAATAGCAATTTCTTGAACTGATTTTGCTCTAAGTTTTATAAAAAGATATTCTAAGTCAAAAATTGGAATTTTTGAAGCATCACCCAATCCTTCAAAACAAGATTCTACTACCTCCTTTACTGCTTTCATTATTCCACCATCGCCACCCATTTCTTGTGCGATTAATAGAATTTTTTCTTCTTTAACTAAAAATGGTCTGTACCATATTTTTTTTCTAGTAGAAGGGACAATATCGTGATATTTTGGTGTTGTAGATTTAAGTATATCAGAAAGACTCATTATTTACTCCATTATAATTGTGTAGGACATTCAAACAGATAATCTCTAAATGTAAATATTGCAACAAATGTTCCATATCCAGAAGCTTCCGAGCTCAATGTTGTTGGGGTTATAGACATTGGGAATACATCGTTCAGTGTGATTTTTGCAGTTACTCTTTTTCCATCTACCTTTCCTCCGGGAGAACCAGAAGAATTTGATGTTACAGATAAACAATTTATTTGTATGTTTCCAGAAAATACAGAATATGGATTTGTATAGTCAGCAAAATCCGCAGCAGATGGTGCGGCAGACCCACCCCCGCCACCACCGCCACCTACAGATTTTATTCCCGTTGGTATTACTTTATCCATCCAAGACTCAATATATTTTCTTTCGTACCAATCCTGATATATTATAAATGACATTGCACATTCACCATATTCTCTTTTTACTGGAATATTGAAATCGGGGCCCCAGTTACTAAAGGGAGTTGAGATGAAAGATCTTGGTGGTAGTGCAACATTTTCTGGATATGTTACAAACGCGGGCAAGCCTCCAGGACCTTGTAGTAGAACTTCATATCTACTAACTTGTTGCAACCCCCCACCAAAGGTTAAGATTTTTTTCTTAAAATCGGTTACAGTTTGACCTGGACTAAATGCTCTATTGAATTGGCTCAAAACAGTTCCTCCTCTGTCAGTATCTTAAATGATATTTCGTGTTTATCGCAAAACTGTTTTGCTGATTCCCATTTTGCAGTGTTTATGGCAAAAGTTATACTTTCCGAAAGCATTGTTCTTTTTGACTTCTTGAGTTTTTGTGGTTCTTTTGTTTGCTTTTTTGGTTTTATTTCAATTATGCTAGTTTTTATGTTTCCATCTTTGTCTTTTGTTTCCACTAAAAAATCAGGAATATAGTTGTGTACCTTTTTATCCACAGGAGAAAAGTAAGGTATTTTAATTGCCTCAAATGACCATCTTACAACATTTTTATTGTTGTCCAGATATTTGCAAAATTTTCTTTCCCACAATGATCTGCATAAAATATTGTTTGTATCTCCTATATACTTTGTGGGGTTTTCTGGAATGTATTTTGTTTTGTATGGCATCAGTATATTTATAACAGATTGGTAAAATAAATGGCAACTTACATATATCCAGCATCTCCCGGATTACAACAAAGAATACCTCTTTGGTTAAAGTTTTTTGTCTACGAATATAATAGTAACTCGGTAATGAGATCTACTGCAAATTCTGGAGATGGTTCTTTGCCCAGTGGAATTATACTTGATGAAATATATGTTCCTGCTCCATCTGAATTCTCTACATTCGCAGATGCAGCATACAATACAGCAATTAATTCTGAAGACACAGCAACTAAAGCAGACCCTAGAGCAACTATTGGAATGATTGGTAATTTTATACCAGGTCTTGGTGGAGCATTAGTCAAGGGAGCACTAGCAGTGATGGATGCAGCTGAAAATATAGGTCAAGCAGTTTCAGATCTAACAGTTGGTAACATAACGAGTATGGACATGTCAGATACAACATTTCAAGGGGTAAACAAACGGGTATATACCTTTAGAATTTTGTTTGGATCTTTGACACCTGCCGATTCGGCGGCCGCATCAAAAATTTGTCAGGCATTTCAAGCATACCAATTACCAACTGTACTAGGATACCCCCTAGCATCTAAAGTTAGACACCCACCTCTGTGGAGATTTGGGATTGGTGACAAGAATAATGCAAATGTAGATCCAGATTGGTGTGGTCAACCACAGTGGGCACTAATGGATGGTTGTACAATCAATAAGTCTGCATTTAAAAATTCATATGCAATGTCTGAAGGTGGTAAGTTGAAACCATTGGCACAATCTGCAACTTTAACTTTTGTTGAATTGGAACCGGCTCTAAGATCTGCTGGTAGTACAGGGATAATTTCAAGATCGACTGCACTGGTGACTGGTGGTGCATCTGGGGTAGTAGCAGGAGGTTAATTTGTTTTTTAATTCATTTCCCACAATAGATTATAATTTCCCAAATGGTAAAACTTTACCAATTCTTGATATATTTAAAAGAGTATCACTAACACAAGAAACCCTAGAAAATAATAAACTATTTGACACTTATTTTATTACTGAAGGATTTAGTCCAGAAAAAATAGCATTTGATTACTATGGAGATCCTAAATTTTCTTGGTTTTTATTCATGATGAATTCAATAGTAGATCCACACACAGAGTGGCCGATGGATTACGATAGTTTCCTCACTCATCTCAATAACAAGTACAAAGGAATTTCATTTTTTATAGTTGCTACTCCAGAGTTACTACCGGGTGACATAATAATTAAAAGCAATAGTAGCGGAACCACTATAGATCAAGATAATTATTCTGTTATTTTGGATTGGAGAAGAGAAACAAGAAATATTGTAATATATGGGGGAGAAGGAACATTATCAAATAGCGACTATGTGATGTTTTTAAGAAAAGAAGGAAATGCATTTACTATACTGAATACTAACACCTCAAACAATGTTGTTCAATTAGCAAGAAGAACAGTTCCAAATTTACAAACTCCAAGATATTTTATATTTAGAAGAAACTCGTTTGATGAAATCATAAGTCCATATAGAATTCTAAATGGAACCAATTTAACAACTTATAGCGCAGATCCTAATAGTAATAGTGTAGCAGTTCCCGGAAGTTATACAGATACAACTACATTATATAACACAGTATTATATAAGTACATAACAAACGGGTTAAGCAGTGCTACTGGAATTAGTGTAAAAACATTTCAGCAATATGAATTGGATGAATTAAATAAAAGACAAACAATAAAAATACCAAAACAGCAAACTATACCTCTATTATATGATCTGTATAAGAGAGCTATAAATACTGATACATTAGGAAGATCCCTAACAATAACGGTAAATACTTAATATGAATGAAGAATTAAACGAATTAGCAAAAGATCAGCCAAGTCCATTTGTATCATTTCTTTCAAGTATCAAGATTGAAAAGATTGATAATATTCTAGAAGAAAAGTCTAACTGGAATGTTCTTAGTACATTTGAAGTAGTAGATGCACAAAATTCTGGATTGGGTCAGTCAAGATTGATGGGTCTTCATATTACGGAAAGTATGTTTACTCCGTTCATATCCGGTCACATCGATGTCATGGATAAACATGACTGGATCGCTCAAATGAACTTGAACGGTAGTGAAAAAATAACAATAAAATTTTCATTTATCGATAGTCTTGAACCTTTAACTTTAGAGTTTTTCGTTTTCTCTGCTAGAATTATTAATGACTTTGCAGGAGTAAATTCACCAAAGATTGAAACTGGAGAAAAGGCTACAATCTATAGATTAGAATTTTTATCCGATGAAATTTTTAATGCAAATTTTAACAAGTCTATTTTAGAATTAGATAAAGATTTCATAGGATTGATAGCAAAAGGCGGAAATGGTGGAGCAGGATCGGGGGCAGTTCAAAATTTAAATACTGTTCCAGGTTTAATTGAAACCATAGCAACTAAACTAAAATTAGAACCAATAGAAATAGAAGGAACCAAAAACGGTATTTGGCTAAAGAGTGACGAAATCAGCTATCCAAGTGGCATTCAACAAGGACAAATCAACATAGCAAATTTAATGAGTTATGTTACTAATAATGCCGTTCCTAAAGAAAACACAAAAGCACCAAACTTTTTCTTTTGGAAAGATAGAGATGGTTGGCATTTTAAGTCGGTAGAGAAAATTATAAAAGAAAGTGAAGAGTCCGATGAACTTGTAACTTTCGAAATGAATACCGATAATCTTCAAAACAAATATAGAATTCTTTCTGTAGAAGTAGATAAACTTTCTGATAAATTGTCAATGTTCCAAGATAGTGCGTTTATGTCGCATTATATTAAAATGGAACCAAATTATGAAAATTTGTATTCTGATTTTTTAAGTAGTAAAGCAGGATTTACATATTCTACAGTTGACTATGATTATCATAGAGATTTTCCGTTAGTTAAACATATAGAAAAATATAAACTAATACCAGATCAAGTTCCAACTAATCCTGTTAAAATTCTTTCTGGCGATAATAAAAAAATACCAATGCCGGCGACTCGGCTTAGAGATAATACATTTGGGTATTATAAAACTAATATATTAAATACACCATTTGAATACAACATTCATCATTCATCCGATGTCGGGTTTGGATCTAAACCCGACAATCCAAATTTTGTTTGGTGGGATTACTTAGATAGAGAAAGAGATTCTAGATGGTCGAATGTTGCTTGGCAACCGCAGTTTGATATAACAGAATTAGAAATTCAAAAACTATATACAATTTATACAAAAATTCGTCAACCTTTAGAAGAAAAGAGAAAAGAGTTTGTAAAACTCAAGAATCTAAAAAGGGAATGGGAAGTTTATAGATGTGTTGTATGTTGTGCTACTAACTCTATTGGAAGCACAGCAGATGTTAAATTATTTAATGATCCATCAGGTATAACAAATCCAGATGAATTTAAAATGCTTTTTGGAAATGATGGAATATTTGGCGGAGAACAAGAATACAAGATTGTTGCCGCGGGATCTTTCACTGATACTATAAATTATGATTCTGCATTTTCCGAAATACAGCATGGATTAAGTTTAGCAATAAATGTAAATAATCCATCTTTCATGCTGCCTCAAGGTGTAAATGGAGAAGACTACAAACCAAACGAATGGTATAAGTCTTCAATAGGACAATTCTTTAATTTAAATGATACCATAACAAGTTATACACAAGGTGTTTTGTCTAGAGGCCTCGTGCAATATGAATTTGAAAAACAAGTACTTAATACAAAATTAACAAATGCTAAAACATTTTTAGAAAAAGTACCAAATTATATTGAAAAAGCAAATCAATGGATAGAAAGTAGATTGCTAGATTGTTGTAATAAATTAGAATCAACCGCATCTGAAGAGATTCAAACATTTACATCTTCCCTTGCTGATGATGTTGATTATTCTGCACTTTGTAATGTTTTACCATCACCAGCAGGACAATTAATATTTGCAACTGATCCTAGTAATTTCTATGACTATTTTTCTAATTCATATTCAGGTGAGTTTGCTGGAGGAAACGGAGAAATACTACCATATCCTGACTCAAATTTTGATGCAACTGATAGTTGTTCCGTTGATGCTTGGGGATATCAGGTTGGTCGCCGTGGGTCATCTAGGTACAAAAATTATTATGATTCACATAATAATTTTAATACTTACTACTATACTGATTATAATTATAATTTTAATACTCCTCACACTGAGATTTATAATTGGATACAACATATTCTATCTGGTGAGGAAAGTGTTTATGATCCTGAAGCTGATGATGGAAGTCAAATTCTAAAGTATGAAAAGTGTAGAGCCACAGGGGTAATTCGTTATTCTGGCTCCTATGGTCAACTGAATTGGTCAAATTCAAAATATAATGGACTTAACATACCAGAAGTGCGTCAAGATGAAATTCAAAATCTTGGTGGTATTCCTACTCTTAGAAGATGTACTGGTGCGGCCGCAAGAAATTCTTTTATAACTATTTCGTTTGGACAATTTAATTTTGTTCCATGTGGTGCTCAAAATGTTTTACTGAGTGATTTAGATGCATCGGCGGCCGCGAGGGCGCTTGCTAATGATGGTTACATCTATGGAGATGCCGCAAAAAACGGAACATCATCTGTAATTCCATATACATTTCCAATCGGGGGATTTTATTGCTTTGGTGATCCAAGAAAACAAGAAAATCAAACATCAACGGCGGATAAATGGTTTGCTTATGATCATAATTGGTGTCAACAGTGTAGATGGCAAACAGATAACTTTACAGATTTAGAATCGCAATGTTATCTTGTAGATAAATGGATGACAGAAATATATGGAGTATCTGGGGCATCTGCTCCTCCTGAAGAAGTATTTTTGTGGGAGAGTTTTAGAAAAAAATTAGAAGATAAAATAAATCAAGATACACAAAGTTCTTGCGGTAGATATATCGTACAACCACTTACTAGATTAATTTTTTCAACCATTGGTGAAGGTATAGACACTGGCACAGATATCTCTCCCCCTATATTTAATCAGTCACAGAGCCTTCTTTCAACCGTTTTAGGCCAATGTGCCATGAGAAAAACAAAAAGTTTAGTTCCGAAAGGCGATATCACAGTACTAAATGATATAACTCGCGGACCTTGTAGTGATGAGCCAACTTTTTATAATGGAAAACCCTGTGATCATGAATATGATACTAATGATACAACCTGGAACGTAGGGTACGAAGTATATAATCAACCATATATGTCATGTGCCGAGTGTGGATATGTTGGTGGACTTTGGCTTCCATTATTTTCTGTACAAAAAGTACTGACAAGTGTGGAAGGAGAAACCAGTTGTCAACCAGGAGGTCCTGCTTGCTTAAACAAAGGATGTACTGATACATTAACTGGAAGTGTATTTAGTAGAGAACCATCCGCTTGTGTTGGATTTAATTATGTGGATGGTCTTGGAGAAATTCCTTTAATAGTTCTACCTTCCAATAAATGTATAAAATGTAACAATTTCTTAGAATCAGAGAATGATAAGGAATTTGATAAATCTAATTGTTGCAATTGTTCTCCCGAACAAGAAAAATCTTTTGTTGACTATAAAACAGATGAAACCCTTGAGTGGTGTAGAGAATGCTCAAAGGATCAATTTGTCAATCTATTAGCACAATACATTGGTTCTGAAGATAATTGGTATAACTCTTATGGGTATATTCCTGGTGGTGGATCTGGATTTACAGATCTTGATGAATATATCGGTCTTAATTCAAATTTACAAGTGACAAGACAATGTTTACAAGATGATAATTGTTATAATAAATTATGTTTCAATCCATTATATCTTGAAGCAGAAGCCCGAAGAGCGAAACAAGAAATTAAAATACTAGAAGCTCAAATAAAATTATTAGATTATACAAAAAACATAGTACAACAAGGACTTGTTTCTCAATTTAATACACTATATCAAGAGTGGTGGAATAGAAAAGCATTCTTTTATTCTAAGATTCCCGGTAAAAATATATTTACTGATGTTTCAACTGGTATAACAGGAAGCATCGAAGGCGGAAGAACCGGTCCAGTTATATCTGATTTATCTTTGTTCAATATTAAGTCCATAAAGAAAAAATCAATTAGAGGTAGTCGTTATGAGTTGTTAGCAAAAAATAAAGGTATAACCGGAGCACAAATAGGAGAATGGTTATATAACTTTGCATGGAATATACCGGCTCAAGACGAACCAGTATCTACCCAAGCAAATACTAAACACCCATATTATTCTCAAAAATATCAATCTAATTTTATATCACAAAGACAAGTGTTTAAAAATTATAATTATTTAAATTATAATAAATTTAATGATTTTCCATTTGGTGAGTATGCAGAACAACCATATGCACCAGATGAAAAATTTTGTTTTAATATTGTTAATGCAGAAAGCACAATAATTTCATTACCAGAAACTCAAGTTAGTTTAATAGATAACATTGAATTAGAAGTAAATGAACAATTGCAGTTTACTCAAAATGATTTATCTCAAGGTGTTGATCCGGTAAATTATCACAATACATTTAATATTTTTAATATTAATGAAAATTCAATACCAGCAAACCTAAAGAAAGAGCAACTTTCAACATATGTCAGAATTGAATTTGAAACACCAATAGGACTGGATAGAATCATAGACTTCCCTGATGGGTTTGTTCGTGATGCAGGAACAGAGTATTTCTTACCATATCTGGTATCTTTAACTGCGGGTCCAACCGGTCGTCAAACTATAAGAAATAATGTAGTTGTTATTGGTATGGATCCCTATGGGTTTGATGTTGCTGTTAAGAAATCTCCAATTTCAGATGAAGAAACCGATAAACAACAACACTGGTGGGATGAATATAGAAATCTAAATGATACTTCATTAACAAACAACGGAATGGATCTTTGGCCAGAAGTTGGGTTTGAAACTAACTATCCATATTATGCATCAGATCCAAAGGGTTGGTGGTGGAAGTCATCGTGGTATCATGGAGAAGGAACTCCAGATCTGAAGTTGGAAAATACAAATAGTTATGATATATTCTCTAGATCCGCAGATGTAGATCCAGAGTATAAAGAAAGTGCTCACGGTAGTGGTTATCTACAATACTCGTATAGAAAAGTAAAACCACATAGATCATGGTGGTCTTTCCATATCCCAAAGAATATATTCATACCACAAAAACTATTCCCAATATTAGCAAAGAAATTTGGATCAATGACAGGATCTTCTAGTGGTGTTCTTGGTGATATTTACGCATACAAGTATCAAGATTACTACTGGTGGTATGGCGACGACTTAGACCGTTGGTTGAGATTAACGGAAGATGGAAAAAATCTAGCAGAAGGCATTAAAATGCTAAGTGTTAGATCGGCTGAATTTGGAGGAACAGAACCACTTTCAAATTATGCACATGTACACAATGAGGATTCTTTAGATCTTGTTGATGGTGCAGTAGAAAAATACTTCTACGAAACTACACTTCACTGGTTAAGAGGTGACTTTGTAATGTATAAACCAGGTTTATTAACTGAAGATGTATGGAAATATGACTTAACTGGGGAAACTGAGTACGGTTTAGTATCTCCAAAAACAATGGCACCAAACTACGATGTATTTGATGATAATTTCTCAGCACAGTTCATAGTTTTCTCCAGAGATACAAAAAATCTTTGTAAAACTTTCACTTGTGCAAATCCAAATGGAACAGTTTCAAATTCAATTTGTCCTCCAAATGATCCTTATTGTTTGTGTCCTGCAAAAGATAGAATGCCAAAGGAAAATGAACCTAGTTACTTGGAACTTTATAGAAAATATAAAGAAATCAAAGAATGTGAACTAATCAAGAAAAATCTAGGAGAACAATATCTTGGATGCATATGGAGCGATCCATCAAACCCATGCAGTTGTAATTGTCCAGAGGTAGGAGAAAAGTTTGTTGATTACTTAAAGTATACTAGAACCTATGCAACATTCTGGGATACTCCTAGAGCAACACCACTTATCAGAAAAGCACTAATGACGCAACTTGCCTCTCAGCAAATTTCTGTTCAAATTCCTGCTACTAGTAAGGTTAAAATTGGTAACATTATCCAAATAAATCACTACGCAGGAATAAATCTAAGTTTTGAAAGACAAGAGAAAAACTTACACGGTAAATGGTTGGTTGCTGAAATTGTAAACTCATTCTACAAGGATGCGAATCAAAGCATGAGAATGACTCTAATACGAGATTCGTCTCCAGTTGAACCAGATTACACCTACAGTATAATCAGAGATTTATTAGGGGGAGCAGGCTTTTTAATTTAATATAAATAGTGGCATGCAATTAACCTCAAATCTATATTCAGATATACCTTTTTTTCTGACAAAAAATTCATTTACAAATGATATTAATGTCAAGAAAGATTTAAACTGCATAAAACAGTCAATCAAAAATATAATTTTGACTAGATTTGGTGAAAAACCATTTGATTATAGATTTGGTAGTTTGATATATTCATTGCTATTTGAAACAATAGACAACAATGACATGAGGATGACCCAATATAAAGTTCAAATGCAATCTGTTATCAATACATATGAACCAAGAGTAGTAGTTACCGATGTTAATTATTCTATAAGCACCGTAGATACTAATTACCTCGATATAGAAATTGTTTATGCAGTACAAAATCCAAGAACTGTTCAAACATTGGTTATAAGCGTAGAGAGGACTAGGTAATGGCCAATACACCAGAAAAGATATTAGGTAATTTAGATTTTAATGATATTAAAAACAGTCTAATAGACTACCTAAAAACACAAGCAATAATAAAAGACTACAATTTTGAAGGATCCGCAATAAGAACATTAATAGATCTTATGGCATATAATACATTTTATTATGCTTATTATATGAATATGGTATCTAGTGAAATGTTTATTGATTCTGCACAAAGAATAGAATCTTTAATTTCTTTAACTAAACCTTTAGGGTTTACTGTTCCTGGCAGAAAATCAGCAAGAGCAAAAATTCAAGTATCTGGTGTAACTTCAAATGAAATTGCAAAACACTCCACATTTTATGGAGTAAATTCAGATGGCATTGTCTATACGTTTAGAAATTTATTATCAGGAAGTATGAGTGATAGTGATGTCGTATTGGAGGTAGTAGAAGGCACACTAGTAGTTGACAGTTCTGCACAATCAACTATAAACACTACTAGTCAGAAATATTTTATACAAAATCCAAATGTAGACTTAAGTACTATAAAAGTTTTTGTTTCTGAAAATGGAGCAGATGCAAAAGAATGGAAATTAACTGGAAATATAGGATCTAATTTAACTGATGATAACATATATTTCATCGAACGGCTCAGTACCGGAGGATTTGCTATACAATTTGGTATTGAAAACAATTTAGGAAAATCAATAAATCCAGATGTAGATGTAGTTGAAGTAAATTACATGGTATCTTCTGGAAATGCTGCTAATGATATTTCTTCTTTTAGTAACGATACTTCTAACATCTTTTCGTTCAGCAACTTATCAATAAATGTATCTTGTCCAGAATGTTATAGATCAAGTGGCGGGTTAAATCAACCTAATATAAATTCAATAAAAATGTTAGCACCAAAGTGGTTTTCTGCTCAAGGAAGAGCAGTAACAAAATCTGACTATACCGCACTGATATATGAAGCAGGAATTGATTTCGGTAAATTTAGTGTATTTGGAGGGGAAGAAGCATATCCACCAAAGTATGGTAGAGTATTTGTTTCCATTTCAAATGAAATAGAAGACCAAAAGAAAAAAGATATAATTGCTTTACTACGAGAATATTCAGTAATTACAATTTTTCCCGAATTAGTACAACCAAAAACAGTATCATATAGAATTTCTATTAGAGCATTAACAAATAATCCATATGCCACGCTCAAACAAAAACAAGATATATCTAATAGAATTAAATCTTATATTTTAGATAATTATATAGAATATAATAGATTAGATACTTCTTTTTATGCTGATGAAATATCAGATGATATTCAAAGTACTTTTGAATCAGATAAAATAGAACTAAGTCAAGATGATTTTGTATTTAAATTAACTGCTACTGGAAATGCAAATCAAGAACTGAATATAAGTAGCGGAAATAAATTTAAAATAGAAAATTCTCAAACTGTACAAATAACTGACGATTTTATTGATGTTCTTGGTAGAAATATAATTTTATATGCTAGAACAAATTCAAATACAAATAAAGCAAATTTTATAAAGTTGATAGCATATGACGCAAATGGAAATTTGTTAACTGGTGATTTCGGATTAATCAATATCGACCAAGGAATATTAACAATACCACCAATATCTTCCGAAGAATATACAGTTTCTATAGAACTTGAAAAGAAATTCATTAAACCATTTGCTAATAATTTAAATAATATCTTTATAGATGAGGTTGTAGTTACATGATTCCCATCATAACAACCATATCACAAACATCTTTAAAATCAGAGTTAGATAATTTTTTTCTAAAAATAGAAACTACGGAAGAGTTAACTCAGGTTTTAGATGGATTTGTTCCTAGTGATGTCGGGTGTTCTACTCTTCACGATATAACCAAGTATATTCCTTTGTGGGTAGTTTATGAAAAGCAATCTTTAGAAGAAGAGGGCCAAACTCCTATAAGTGTTTTTGACTTTTTGCAAAAATACTATGATTGGTTATATTGTGATAATGATTCTGGTGCTCAATATTTTTTATCAAGTAACCTTTTAGATCTTATTGATATTGAAAAAACCAAACAGAATTATTATGAAAGTTTTGCTAAAACATTTGCAGATGGATTTGATGTAAAACTAATTCAAGGAGCAAATCCAGATGTATCCAATCAAGCATTTATAACCTTTATAAAAAACATAAAGAAAAATATACATCAAAGAAAAACTACAGTTGAAGCAATTAAATATTTCTTTCTAACATTGTTTGGAGTAGAGGATGTTTATCTTTATGAACCTAAAAGAGATATTTTACGATTAAACGGCGGCGCATTTCAAAATGACAAATTTTCATTTATAAATGAAGGAATAACTGGTGATTATGAAACTAGAAGCGATTTAGCAGGTTCATATTTGAATCACTCTAGAATGCAAGATTCGAATTGGATTCAAGAGTATTCGTATTTACTCAAAGCAGGATATACTGCTGAGATATATCAAAATACTTATTTAGATATGCTACACCCTGCTGGAATTAAAGTTTTCATAGAAAAAACTATAGAAGATTATCAGGGTCCAGAGAACCCAGAAATCATACAAAATATTTCAGAGATACCTTTATTAGAAAATTATGCAGCATATGAGTTTAGTACTTCATATACTACTGGAATTTCTTCATTTAATGGAATAACTTTGTACGGTTTAACTTTTTGTACTGGTTGTACTGGAAAATTTATTCCATTTGATGCGGCAACTCATTTCTTTCCCAAATGGACAGGTTCTATAGACAATTCAATAACTAGTTTTTGGAATATAAATATAGATAATATGTTTGGACTATTTTATGAACAGGGTGCTACTAGTCCAAACTACGGTCTTACTTGTGGAAATTGTCCATAATTTTAGGAGAATAAATGGCAAAGAATACAGTATCTAAGTACATAATAGACTATGGAGTAAAATATATCAGGTATCTCCTACTTGGTAATACTGATTCTACATTTAATAACGATACCACCGATTCATTTAAAACTGGGTGGAGAGATGCACACATCTCGTATAAAGTAACAAAAAATGATATAATAGGTGTAGTTCCAAATAATTCATGGAATAGTAGTTCATTCTATACCGCGTGGACATCTAATTTAAGTTCATCTATTACTAATTTTTATGTCTATGTTCCCGAGACAGGAATAGTTTATTTGTGCATTTCAAATAATCCATATAATGATGAAGCTTTATCGGGTAATTATGTTTCAACACATAAACCAGTGCATCAATATGGAATAGTTAAATACGATGATGGATATTCTTGGTTGTCTTTATATAAAATTACACCAGATCTTTATAAATTTGTAAATTCAAGTTGGATACCAGTTATAAGTTTTGATAATTTAGATCTAAGCAATGAGACAAATCAGTATAGAAGAGCCGTTAGTTTCTGCGAAGGTTATTCTACCAGTGAAGTAGGAAACTGTGGAATATATTTTAATTCAGATACAAGACTACCAATAACAGACAGCACATATGAAACTTATTCTAAGGGTGATCTGTTTACTACTCTTTCAAACACAACATGCAATGAGTGTTTTTGGTTGTTTGAAGGAAAAAACGACAATTATACTTCTGTATTTTATGGATCTTCTTCGGTTGAAACTAGTATAACTATACCAGATACAATAACTGAAATAGAATCATACATTAATAGCAATAAAATTTCTCCAAATTCTGCATATTATAAACTATACGATTATTATATGCAAAATGGATTATTGGATGGGTCAATAATTTCTGCAACTATTGATTTATCTGGTTTAAGTGTATCTGAAAAAACAGTAACAGAAGCAAACCCATCGATTACTATAAATTCTGGTTCAGGCACTGGAGCAGAAATGAGATTGACTACATTTATAAATTCATTAGGAAATTATGAAATAAATGGAATTGAAATAGTAGAACATGGTCAAGATTATAACGATTATAATCTAGATATAGATTCAAGTATACTTTCTGGCATGTCAGAATCTACTTTATTATCTTTAATAACATTAAACCTCGATGTTTATGATGGAATGGGGTTTGATCCTATTACCGTATTAAATTGTAAAAATATTCAAACCAATGTATCAATTGAAACACAAACTCTGATTGATGATGGTATAACAATACCAGATTCTATAAATTATTATATGTTGGTAGATAATCCAACACAAGAAGTTGGGGATTTGGAATTATTAGCAGGTAAATCAAATACAACTAAGTTTACAAGAGTAATCGAAAAACGATACACAGAAATACCACTACTTCTGTACTCTTCCGGTTCTCCCGAAAGAACAAAATTAGAAAATAAAGCAAATTGGTCTGCTATAAATGTAAATTTAACTGGATCCAAAATACAAAAAACTAAAATTGTAGATGTAAAATTCAACACAATATCAGGGAGAACATTTGTTAAATTGGTAGGTGATATAAAGAATGAAGCAGAAAATATAACCGATTTTAGCATAACTGGAACAAAATATGAAATAATAGGACCAGCAGTAATTCCAACAGGCCTTAAACAGTTTAGTGGATCTCTATCAAAGGCAAATAAATTTATAGAAAGAACAATTGCATCATCGGAAAGTCCAACGATCAACATAGGAATGAACTTAAATATAGTAACACCAATCTGAAAGATTACAAATGAATAAATTTCCACTTTCCACTTCCCCATACAATAGCAGAAATAATCAATTTCTTGAGCAAAGAAATCTTTCAGAATCGGATGATGAAATGTATAAAAATTATGTTTATACTTCTTTCACTCCCGGTTATCCACTTCAAGCTCAGGAATTGAATGAAATACAGGAAAGATGGCAGCAACAAATGTCATTTAGTTACCAATTTATGACAGAGTATTTTACCAAGGCATCAAGTGGTGAATCATTCTATGTCACATCTAGCAATGGAGTTTTAGTTATTAATGATCAAGCACTTTCTGTCGAAATAGCTTCTTTAACCGCAACAGTGGGAACCATAACTGGTGAATCAAATTATGTTTCAGTATATGACAACGGAATGAGATATTGGGTAAAATTGCCAACCCTTCAGTTAACAGTAAATATGGCGAACACCGATACTCGTTATGTAAAACTAAATACTCAAATATCATACATCAATTGTTCATCTATACCAGGAAATGAAGGATATTTTTTCAATGATAATTCAAGTGGAAATTATATTGCAGGAACGTGCGGGGCGGGTAGAGTTAAAGTTGAAATTATATCCTTAACAGAAAGTTCTTCGGCTACTGATTCTAATTTAATTTTTAGAATTGAAAAAACACCAAATGGTATAAAAGTTTATAATATAGGTACAGGTTTTGAGATAACGAATTCACAGTCATGACACTTACAAATGATATACTTACTAGACAAGCAGGTTATAGGTTAAATCCATATCCACTTGGGAGTAGAGTATTTGAATCTCTAACTAGACTTAAATCAAATTATTTTCTTTTAGCATTCAAACCAGGAATTGCACTCCAGGCTGCAGAATTAAATGAAATGCAAGAGATTTTTAATTTATATAATACTTTAAACTTACATTTTTATTCTCAATGGCCAATCGTTGGAGATAATATTTCAACAGATCTTCAAGAACAATTAACAGGTATTTCTGGGGTAAATTATACTAATCCAAATATAATTTCTCAGAATTTTCCATTAATTTCCTCACAGATTCAAATGACAAAGGAAAATGATAAGATCAAGTTAACATTTAATACTGGGTGGTTTACTATTGCAAATCCAGAAACTAGTAGAAATTATTGGTTTTATAATTTTGAAACAAAAGATTTACTGATTGATCCTCCATCAACTACTACACCAAAACAAGTTTATTTGAATTATGAATCTCAAACTATTACCAGTTCATTTGTGGATGGAGACGAAGGGTATTTCTTTCATGATCGTTCAAACAGATTTATTAACGACATAACAGACGGAGCAGATAGACTTAAATTAGTAATAACCTCCTTTTCAGAGATTAATGATTCAGATCCAAACACACCAATTTGCAAGGTTATTAATACTGGAGAATCATTTATTCTAAGTGCAATAAACAATTATGCTATTAGCAAAATAGACATATAAATAAGCAAGTAAAGGAAAAAAATGCCAATTGATACAACCACAGTTATAAGCAGTCTAGATCCAAAAGATACTTTCTACGATTGGTGGACCAAAACCAATGATGAAATTATCGAAAAACTCAATATCCTTAAGGTTTTTGGGTTAACTCATGGATCTGGTATATCTTTGGATGGACCAACAAGTGGTACATGGAAAATTGCAATAGGGGGAACTTTACCAATAACTGCTGGTCTTACCTTTACTGGGAATGTAGACTTTAACGGACAAACAATTCTTCCAAATTTATCATTTAAAGTTACAGGTATAACCACAGGAACATCTGGATTTACTTTTGGTACTCCTGTATATTATAATCAAACACATGGATATACTGCATCTAATGGTGGAGATCCATGTACTGCTGAAGTTTTAGGAGTAATTAGTGGTCAAACAAACACATACTCTGTCATAACAACAATAGGTAAAATTGATGGTAATTTTAGCGGAGTTGCAGGATCTGCATTAACACCAGGGAAGATTTACTTTTTAAGCGATACAATAACTGGTGGAATCACTACCGCAGAACCAAATACAACAGGAACAGTTTCTAAACCAGTCATTTATGCTCTTGGGGTAACATCTGGAGTAGTTTTACATTATAGAGGTAATTATTTAAACAGTGCAGTTGGAGCAGCAGGAGTTACTGGAACTAATAGAATATTTGTTGCATTAGCAACTTCTGGAGCCAGTACCGCAGGAATAGTATCAGGAAAAGTAGTTTCGTATAACCCAAATATAGGATCTCTTGAAGAGTTTCAAGAGTATCTAACAGCCAATGGTAATAGGAATCATGTCAGTCGTTGGTTTTTGAGTAGATCTTCTATAAATCAAAATTCTGATATTGGCCATGAAGAAGATTATATTATTGGTGTAGTTGTTGATTCTGTTGTAGATGGAGCAAATACAATATTTGAAATAGCAACAGCAGGCGATGTCGCCGGAACTATAGGATCTGGAGTTTTAGGTAATCACTACTTAAGTAATGATTGGACTAGCTCTGCTAATCAATTAGTTACCAATGTTGCTCCAACATATAATGGAAAAATAATAGCATCACAATACATTGCAAATAGATTTACAGTATTAAATCAAAATAAAAAGAATTCAACTTCCTCCGCCAATTTGGTTTCAGCAGTTCAAGCATCTCAATCTACAACAATAGAACAAAGCAATAACTTACTGTTAAATGGTAATTTTGATATATGGCAAAGAGATACCGGGAAAAACACAGGATATACTGGTGCTGAAAATTTAGCGTTTGCTGATATGTGGAGAAGAACAGATGGAATAACTTCTTCTGCAACAAAAGCATTTTCTATAGAAAGAAAAACATTTGATGATTACCAAGATGATGTAGAAGGATCACCAACATACTATATCGATGTAAAATGTTTGGGAACCACATATGCTTCTAGTGATTACATCACAATAGGTCATGTAATTCCATCAGCAAAAGCACTAAATGATCAAGAAGTAACTTTAAGTTTCTATGGAAAATGTAGTTCGAATGGATTGAATATCCAAGTTTATAATGCGAGATATGTGGATGGAGTTCAAGAAGATTACGATGCTGTCCAAGAGTTTACATTAGGAACTTCTTGGGAAAGATTTAATGTTTCATTTACTATAGAAAATCTAGCAACACTAGGTGGTGCAAGACAAAATGATTATACAGAGGTTGGATTTGATTTCATACCATTGATAAAGACTACAGTTGGAGCAGGATCTCCTTTATCTGCTTCTGCTACTGTAAGTATTGCTTCTGTTTGTCTTGTTCATGGAAACAATCTAGAGTTTAATCATAATCATGGAAACAAAGAATATAATCTAGCAGAATGTAGAAAATATTTCTATAGCAGTTATCCATCAAATAATATTGCAGAAGATAATACTATGATTGACAGAACTATTCCAGATTATGGAATATTCAATCATATCATTATACCAACACAAAACTGCAACTATGTCAAATATCCAGTAGAAATGAGAACAACCCCAACACTTATAATTTATTCACCATCAACTGGAGCAAATGATGCATTCAATCAAACCTCTGGTAGAGATTGTAGGTTGTCCGGTGGAACAATAGGATATAATAATAGAAATAGAGTTGTTAGAGCAGGAGTAAATGTAATAACAACAGATACTACTAGAAATGGATTTAAAATTTGTGCAGAACAAGGAATAGTAGAGTATGATCGAATCTACTACCACATAATAGCAGACGCTGATTTCCCACTACCAAGTTAAAAGAGGTAAAAAATGCCAAGTTGCGGTAATAGTTCAAATATACTTTCAACTCAAAATAATATAACATTATCTACTTCTGGAGCAGGATCTAGATTAGAATGCCAGATTACATCTGGATCTTATGTATCTGGAATAACATCTGGTGATGTTATATTTTATAATACTACAACAGAAAAATATGAAAAATCTAAAGCAGATGATCAAGTAACTGCTGAAGTTTTTGGAGTAGTCGAAAGTTATAATGCCGCGAGCTCATCATTGAGTGTAGTAATAAGTGGATCTATAAATTTACCAGATGCTTTTTTAGAAATTTCAGCAGAAAATGGAGCTTCTGGTGGAAAAGATGTTTACTTTTTAAGTGCGGCAACCGCAGGAAAACTTCAAGATATTGCTCCAACTGAAACTGGAAACATAGTAAAACCAGTATATCAAGTAGGACCACATGGTTCTGGTTCTTATACTGGAATTGTAAACAATTATATTGGGTATGTTGTTGGCGGAGAAGCAGAAGTTCAATTTGATAGATTGTTAGGTGGGGGTGTTGGTACTTTTGCATTATTCATGTCTGGTGCAGAAATTACAGATGAATATTCTCCATGTGATGGAGAAACTTTAGTAACTGCGGCAGATAATCCTAAATTTATAGAGAAGTTCGATTTATCATTGCCTTATATAATGAAGGTTCAACCTCTAAATAGCGATGGGTCAGCCAAAACACCAGATGCTAGTTTTATAGGAAAAAGAGTTGCCGCAGATACTAAATCTTCATTTGCTTCAAGGGCACAAAAAGCACAATTCTCGTTTCCCGCAGTTACACTTTGGAGTGCAGACTCTACATATTATTACTTTAAAGTAGATCCTCTTGTATATTCATATAATGCAAATTCAGAAAAACCAGTTTCAAAAAGAAATACATCAGAACACATACTATCACCACAGTCTAATGTACCAGCGACTGGATTTAATTATAATTGGTTTTTCTTTGGCGGAAGCAACGAAACATTTGGTGGAAATTTTTATGTAAATAGTCAATTCACTTTACATGGATTGCTAACTCCAAAAGTTTCATTTAGTAACGATATACTGACTAGTGATAATAGAAAACTACAATCTTTTTCTTCTAATTTTTCAGGAGGAAGAGTACAAGAAGCAGGTCCATTGAAAGTTTACATAAAAACTAAAAGCACAGAAACCAAATCTCTAACT